GGGTTCACGACTGCATCCATATAGGATGGAGTTTCTTCTATTGATCAAAACGCTGTGAAGCGTCAGACCCTAGAAGACATGGGATTCAACACTAAGCTTCGCAATCATTGATTTTATTGCGGAGTTTTATGCTGAGTCTTTTCGGGCCTGGCCGGACTAGAACAACGTCCGGTCAGGTTATCATCAACTAGCTTAGAAAGCTTACGACATGCCAGCACGTTACCGCAAGCAAGGATCGCTGAACTATGGCGGGTACAAAAGAGTATACCGTTATACCAACGGTACCATATACTCTCAGACCTACCAACCGTCGGCGAACCCCACTGCGGGTGCTGTAGACGAGATCTCTGATTTCGTCACCCCTAATTTTCGCAAACGCAAAAATGACGGGGAAGTCATCATGTCGGCTGTTGATCTTATAAAGGAACGGGTCTCTTCTTCGAAAGACTTCATGAAATGGAGTTGGACGCAAGGAGCAGAACCGCACTCTTTTGAGGTCGACGGTGATTTCGTGGCGCATGGATCCGTCCTTGCTACACGACCTGCTTGGTACAATACTCGAGTGACGGACGCTAAGTCCAGTGTCCTCGTCGACGCAGCCGCTAAGGTTGCGTCGGAAGAGATACAGTCACTTGTGACAATAGCTGAGGCTCACAAAGCCGCTGCTATGATGGCCAAGCCTTTCGCTGCCGCCCGAGAGATACTGGGGAAAATTTCATCCCTCAAGACTCTTAGGAGATACGGCTTGAAAGACGGTATCTTACCTTTCTCCGTGGATATGCATTCCTTGTCGGTTGCAATTCGAAATTCTTGGTTGGAGTACAGGTTCGGGTGGAAACCCTTGCTGTACGACATCGAGAATGCCGAAGAAGCTTTCTTCAAGAATGTGCTCTGGGAGCCCAAGGTCCGTCGGCTAGTTGCCAGGAGCAGTCATAAGGTCGAATGGGAAACCAACGATGTTTATACTCCTCGCTGGGGCGGAACAGATAAGTTCTCTCGCAAGGTTAATCACTCCACGAAAGTCTCGGCCGGCATTCTTTATGAATTGTCCGACCTTGATGTAGTGGATGCTGCCAAACGCCACATGGGCGTGCGGTTAGCTGATGTGCCCGCGAGTATCTGGGAAGTCGTACCTTACAGTTTCGTTTTGGATCGCTTCGTAAATGTCGGCAATTGGCTCAAAGCCATTATGCCGAAGCCTGGAGTGACAATTCGTGGTCGTTGGATTACTACCCGGGAAAACATCAAAGAGCAGCATTCTGCTGTCTCTGTGTCCGGTGGTTATTATTTGACGCCCGAGTTTAAGTCTGGGGGTGAGTGGCTCTATACTAAGAGTCGTCTCACTCGCATGGCGAACCCGGAACTGCCTCTGATACCAGCGCCGAATCCTCGGCCGCTGTCCCTTGTCCAACAAATCGACCACGCCGCGCTCATATTGAATGAGCTCTACGGCTTGCGTCAAAAGGGCCTCCGTTAAGGAGGTAAATCTCATGACACTGAAAAACATGTCAATCCAGACTGGCGCGACAGGACTTACTGTCACCGCCGGCACTGCCAAAGTCTTTGCAGACGATGGTGTTACGATCCAGAATGGGGTGCACCTGACGGTGCCTGCCACGGCCGACTATCGTGTGCGCGAAAGCGTCACGGCCAAGTTTCGGCCTCCGACGTTGCTGGTCGACGGTACCTACACCCGGGACAAAAAGAGCGTTTCTTTGAACGTTCCTCAAATCCTCGCGAGTGGGAAGATCGTCAACAACGTGTTGCGCATCGAGCGGGAAGTTCATCCTGAACTCTCCGCCGCGAACGCAACAGATCTGAACCGAATGGCAGCTCAGCTGCTGTTCGACTCGGACACGGACAATTTCTGGGCAGCTGGCTCCCTCTCGTAGTCTAGGTCATTCCAATGACCCGGATCAAGAGATGCCAGAACGAGGTAATCGCTGATGGTTCAGAAGACGCAGATGTGAATCTCCGTCGTACTGAGAGAGCTCTTGTGGCTCTAGCCGTTTTGATCTTCCTCGTTTTCGTCGGCGCGGTCATCATGTTGCTTTGGCTTTCGAGCCAGAGCATCATCCCTTCAACTGGCTGATAAGCCTGTGGATGCTTAAAAGAGTTATGACCTTTTAGACATCGAAGGGCCGCGCATTCCTTTCAAGACCATTTAAGGATAAACCCCATGAAGAGATTTACACTGTCTCACGATACTTTCGCGATGAAAATCGCCGAGTGTCTACTCGAGGACTTTGCACCGTTCTGTCGTGGTTCCGCAGCATCCGCTTTAAGAGAGGCTTTGGCCTCAGGCAGCGCTGTGGACTATCGGGCAGTTCGCGTTGAGGAAGATTATACATCAACCTCGCCTTACGCTATGAAATGCGAAAGGCAGCTTCTTGATTTATTCAAGAAGTACACTTTTCAGAAGGATTCGATGACCAAAGAGGAAGTCCTGGAAGCTTCGAAGCTCAAGTTTCTTGAGAATCAAAAGCGACTGGATACCTTTTCAATCGTCAAAGATGATGTCACCAAAGACATACTCTGGCGTGCGAGAGCAATCATCGATAGAATACTTGGGGATTTCTCCAAGTTCGATGTCCTTCAAAGTGCAACGTTCGGCAAAAAGTCGTCCGTAGGGATCCCTATGCGAAAAGCCTGTGAAGGCGCACGCTTGGAAGCCCCAATAACGGGTTCATGTGATCATATTTCTTGGTTCAGGCACCTCTATGGTGTTTGGAATAGACCCGCGTTTGAGTACGCGAGTAAAAGAGCAGTGAACCGCAAGGTCCCACTCTTCCAGGAGATTGACACTCTCGAGGCTGTTCTTGTCGACAAGACGTTTAAGTCTAAACGACTGATCATGCCCAATACCACGCTGGGTACATTGTACTCAGCAGGGCTAGGGAAGACAGTTGAACAAAGACTGCGAGAGGCAGGCTACGACATTAAGACGCTTCAAGGCGTCCATGGTCAGTTAGCCCGGTTCGGTTCGATTACTGGCACGCTAGTAACCGCCGATCAAAGCTTGGCAAGTGATAATATCATTACCGAGCTTATACAGGAGCTCTTCTCTCGAGCTTGGGCTTCGGCCCTTTGCTTTGGGAGGATCTCGAATGTGAGATTTTATGGTACCGAGTTCGCGAGTAAAACATTCGCGACAATGGGTATCGGTTTCACGTTCCCTCTACAGACGCTTGTCTTTCTCGGTCTGCTTTTGGCAATACGAGACCATCTGTCTTTGGACGAACAGACGGTGGTTTCCGTTTATGGCGATGACCTAATCTATGACGAAAGAATGCATCAAGTTGTACTCGATGTGTTTCCGAAACTAGGGTTGGTCATCAACGTAGACAAAACATTTGCTGAGGGTTATTTCCGAGAGTCCTGCGGTCAAGATTATTACCGCGGGATTGACGTACGTCCGTTCCACATGAGTGGGGCGGACTCGGTAACCTCCGAAGGGAGAAGAGCTGAAGCGTATCTCTACAAGACGATCAACGGGCTTTTACGCCGTTGGTCTACTGCAGAGATACCCGCTACCGTGAAGATGATCTTGGAGACCATCAGATCCGTGAGAGGCAAAGAAACCCTCTTGCTGGTACCTGGTGATTTCCCGGACACTTCAGGCGTTAAACTACATCGATTTGATATTGATGTGTTTGAAGGTGCACAACACGAAGTCCGCAGGGACGTTCATGGAACCTACCGTTTTCCTTACCTTGCCTTTCAGGCGAGGAGGAGAGTGGAGGATCGCCATGAGCCGTACATGTGGAAGAAGTTGAGTGTGCCTTCCCCTGTGATTCCTTATGTTGATTTGGCCTTGAAGAAGGTCGCAGCCAAGGGGATTGAAGGGTCGTCACCTATTGAATTCGTCGACAGTTTCAAGCTTGTGAAAGCCGGAAACCAAGACGGAGACAGTAGGATGCGGGCGAGCCGGTCGAAATTGACCGGTAAACGTGCCTGTCCACAGCTCACCACAATATCCGAGATGGATGCTGGTGTTTACCGTGAACAGACCGGGGTCACAAGTCATTGGTCCCCG